CAAGCCCAAAGACATATAACTTTAGTTTGAAGTATGGTAGTGGCGAGAGCGCGGCATTGAGAGCTGGTGCTTTGTTTCATTGGGCAATCCTTGAGCCAGAAAAATTTGAGGCACAAAAGTTTGTAGAGGTACAAAGTAGAAACACAAAGAAGTTTAGAGAGGCTAAAGAGGAGTTTGGGTCTGTGTACACTGCAAAGGAAAGAAGTGAAGCAGAGAGGCTTGTAGATGCGTTCTACCGAAACGAACACGCAAAAGAACTAATTACTAAAGCAGAGTTTGAGAAACCAGCTATAGATAATGTTAGTGCTGGAGGTTTTACAATGCCATTTAGAGGTAAAGCAGATGTATTAGCAACTAATAGAATAGTAGACCTTAAGACAACCACAAACATAAAGGACTTTGCTTGGAGTGCTAAGAAGTATGGTTATGATGTTCAATGTTACTTATACTGTAACTTATTTAATAAAAGCTATGATGAGTTCTTCTTTTTAGCTTTAGACAAAGGCTCACTTGATATTGGTATCTTTAACTGCTCAGAACAGTTTTATTATCAAGGAGAAGAAAAGGTAGAGAAAGCTATTGACTTATACAATAAGTTTTTTATAGACGGAAACGATTTAGATAACTATTGCTTAACAGGAGAATTATGATAGCAAGTTTATTAAGTAGAATAGGTATAGAGGTTTGGAAAGATATACCAGAGTATGAGGGATTATATCAAGTAAGCAATTTAGGCAATGTAAGAAGTCTAAATTATAGAAAAAAAGGTATTATTAAGAAACTTAGTAAAAACTTAAACACTAACGGACGATATAGAGTTGGATTATCAAAAAATGGTAAACATAGAGGTAACGCTAAAATACATCAACTATCTGCAATGGCTTTTTTAAATCATAAACCTTGTGGACATAAAATAGTTGTTGACCATATAGATAATAATAAAGAAAATGATAAACTATATAATTTACAATTACTTACAAGTAGAGAGAATATAGTAAAAGATATGAAGATTGGCTCATCAAAATATACTGGAGTATGTTGGAATAAAAGACAAGGTAAATGGCAAGGAGCTATAAGAGTAAATGGAATAATAAAACACTTAGGATATTTCACAGATGAAAAAGAAGCAGCACAAGCATATCAAAACGAATTAAATAAAATAAAATGAAACAGAAGAAACACACACAGATACAACGCATACTAAGACTTGAGAACATAGTAGCTCAACTCTATGTAAAGGTAGAGGGATTAAAACTAATAGTAGACAAAGAAAATGAAGAAACAGATAAACAACCAAAATAATATGAGAGCAACCTATTTACATTACGAGAACGGAAAAGGCTATGATGTTATAGACTTTATAAAAGATTATGAACTAAACTTCAATAGAGGCAATATAATTAAGTATGTTTGTAGAAGCGGAAAGAAAGACGATGAGTTAAAAGACTTAGAGAAAGCAGCAGACTACTTAAGGAGAGAGATAGAATACTTAAGAGAGCAACAAGAACAATGGATAGAAAAAAATAAATAAGATGTATATAAACATAGAAGTAAAAGACTCAGAAAGAAAAGACTACTATAAGTTCCTAATAAATGGAGTAAACTTAGGGGAGTGGGAGAGAAGCGATTTAAGACACTTAATTGAAGTGATAGATAATAAAATATAAATATGACATTAGACAAAATAAAAGAAGCGGTTAACAATAAATTTAACTTAGATATTACTTTAGATACAAGGCAAAGGAATTACACATACGCAAAGAAAGTGTTTTGTAAACTTGCTTATGAATCTGGAAGTACATTTAAACAAGTAGGAGATACAATAAAAAAAAGTCATTGCAATATACTACACCACGTTAATAGCGTTAATGTAATAAGCTTAGAAGATAAAAGGAAACACGATGAAATAATAAAAGAGTTAGACTTAGTATTCTCTAAACCTTTCTTCAATTCAGAACAAGACAAAATAAAGAAAGAGATTAAAAAAGCAGAAACAACACAGACGATAAAAGAAATACAAGACGTTGTAGACGTTTTAAGTGGTTGGGATATAGAAACAGTAGAGGAGTTTAAAGAAACACGCTTAGACCCGTTTAACAAATCATTAAAGCACAGAGTCAAACCAAAGACAATAAAAGAAGTTAAAGGTGCATTACTAAACAACAGGGTTAAGAATCCTGTACTGTGCTAAAAAAAAGTAAAAGTGTTTATATATTATTGATTAAACAATTTATTTCAATTATGGATAAAAGAAAAAATAACGGAGGAGCAAGAGAAGGAGCTGGAAGAAAGCCAAAGGCACAAGAACAAAAACTAATTGAGAGATTAGATGCTATAATAGACAAAGACATAGCAGTAGGTAAATTAGGAGAGTTAGTTATTAAGGGGGATATAAGAGCCTTACAGCTGTATTTAAGCTATCGTTATGGAAAACCTAAGGAAAGTATAGACCTCAACTCATCAGAGGGCTTAAACATCAATTTTAGAGATTTAATAAAGTTTGTTGACTAACCATTGATTGAAGTAAAAAAGAAATATCTACCTATTGTTGAAACAGACAGTAGGTATTTTATAGTAAGTGGTGGGCGTGGTTCTGGGAAGTCATTTTCAGTAAACGCCCTTTTAGTTATGCTTACTTATGAAGCTGGACATACTATCCTATTTACAAGATACACACTAACCTCAGCATACATATCTATCATACCAGAGTTTATAGACAAGCTTGAGCAGTTTGGTTCTATGGAACACTTCCACATAACTAAGGATGAGATACTAAACAAAAAGACTGGAAGCAAGATAATCTTTAGAGGTATAAAGACATCAAGTGGAGACCAGACTGCAAACCTTAAATCTTTACAAGGTATTACTACTTGGGTAGTAGATGAAGCAGAGGAACTAACAGACGAGCAGAAGTTTGATACTATAGACTTATCGGTTAGACAGAAAGGAAACAAGAATAGAGTTATCCTAATACTAAACCCTACAACCAAAGAGCATTTCATTTACACAAGGTTCTTTGAATCTAAAGGAGTGCAAGAGGGTAGCAATATAACAAAAGACAATACTACCTACATACATACCACATACATAGACAACATAGACAACCTATCTAAAAGCTACATAGAGCAGATAGCTCAAATGCGTGAACGTAGACCAGAGAAATACAAACAACAAATGTTAGGTGCTTGGCTTAATAAAGCTGAGGGTGTTATATTTGATAATTGGACAATAGGAGAGTTTAAGAGAACAAGCGTAAGTGTGTGGGGTCAAGATTATGGATTTGCAGCAGACCCTTCTACATTGGTTGAGGTTAATATAAACAGTAGCACTAAGACCATCTACCTAAAAGAATGTTTCTACTTACAAAGACTAACTACTACACACATAGCAGACTTAAATATTAAACACGCTAAGGATGGTTTGATAATAGGGGATAGTGCAGAGCCAAGACTACTAAGCGAGATAAAAGCAAAGGGGTGCAATGTAAAACCAAGCATTAAAGGACAAGGAAGTGTAACATACGGAATAAGCCTTTTACAAGACTATGACTTAGTAGTAACTCCAGAAAGCACCAACCTCATCAAAGAGCTAAACAACTACAGTTGGCTTGAAAGAAAGTCTAATACACCAGTAGATAAATGGAATCACTTAATAGATGCTATTAGGTACGCAGTAGGCTACCAACTACAAAACCCAAACAGAGGTAAGTATATTGTATCTTAGTCCCTAAAATAAATTAAAAACGTTTATATATTAATAAGTAAAAGAATATGAAAGTAAATCTTAAAATACCTACAAGCCTAAACGAGATAACACTTGGTCAATATCAAGAGTTCTCAAAGTTAGATAATGATACAGAAATAAAGCCTGTAGATGTTCAGTTAAAGATGATTGAGATATTCTGTAATGTATCGGATTTAGTGGTTAGAAATATGAAAGCTACAGACATAACAGAGATATGTAATATCTTAAATAATATGTTTGATACAGAACACCAGCTTGTAAATAGGTTTAAACTAAATGGGGTTGACTATGGTTTTATACCAGAGCTTGATGATATGACCTTTGGGGAGTATGTAGACTTAGACACATTCATAGGAGATAATGACAACTTACATAGAGCTGCAAATGTTTTGTTCAGACCTATAGAGTTTAAAAGAGGAGATAGATATACTATTAAAGATTATGATTCTGACACAAGTGAAGTGGCTAAAGACTTTCCTTTAGATGTAGTGCTTGGAGCTATTGTTTTTTTTTATCGTTTAGGGAAAGACTTGTCGGTAGCTATGATGAACTCTTTGGACAAGAAGAACGAGAAGGATTTAGCACAGTATCTAATTTCACATCCAAGTATGGATGGTTCAATTCACTCTATGCAATCGCTGACGGAGATATTACAAAATTTGAATATATCACTAAATTAAATGTACACGAGTGTTTAACATTCTTAGAATACACAAAAGAAAAAAACCAAATAGAAGCAGCACAGATAAAAAGTAAATTTAAGTAATATGAGCAATACAGGGATAAGAGGATTTTACCAACTAACAGAAACTATAAAGACACAGTTACTAAGTGATGTAAACGTAAACACAGTAACAACTGGGGATATATTCGACATTGACTTATCTAAACAAAGTATCTTTCCTTTAAGCCACATAATCATAAACTCTGTTACAACACAAGAACAAGTATTATTATTTAACATTACTGTAATGGCAATGGATATAGTAGACGAGAGCAAAGAGAAAACAGAAGATATATTCAGAGGTAATAACAATGAGCAAGATGTGCTTAACACACAGTTAGCAGTATTAAATAAATTAGTAATGGTATTGCGTAGAGGTACACTTTATAGCGATAAGTTTCAATTAGAAGGAGATGCAACGTTAGAGCCTTTCTATGAAAGGTTTGATAATCGTTTAGCTGGGTTTGCTGCTACTATGGACATAGCAATACACAACGACATAACTATATGTTAGCAGAACAATACTTAAGGGATGAGCTTAATAAGTTTGCTAAGTATGTTATTCAGCAGAGTAGAAGTAATTTGTCTAAAAGTAAAAAGAACGCTTCTAAGGAGCTTTATAATTCTTTAGGGTATGATATAGCAGAAAACTCTGGAACAACGTCATTAGGCTTTGAAATGGCTGATTATGGTAAGTTTCAAGACAGAGGGGTAAGTGGTAAAGAAAAAAAATACAGTACACCCTACTCATATACAACAAAGATGCCTCCACCAAAGGCTTTTGATAAATGGGTAGTAAGGAAAGGAATAGCACCAAGAGGTAAAGGTGGGAAGTTTGCATCAAGAGAAGGGATTAAGTTTGCTATTGCTAAATCAATATATAAGAAAGGAATAAGACCAAGTATGTTCTTTACTAAGCCATTTGAAGCAGCATTTAAACGCTTACCAGATGAATTATTAGAAGCATACTCAGTAGGATTAGAAAAACAGATACAAGTAAACATAAATAAGAAATAAAATGCAAACTCAAATAAACTTACGAAGCCCTTTTTATGTAAAGGTCAAACAAACAGGATTAACATTTGTTAGGCTAGACTTGCACGTTTATACTGGAACTTTTGTATCTAACGCTAATGTGCCAGACAGCACAAAGAGGTATCAAATAACTAAAGAACCGATAGGCACTAATGACTTTGTTGTTTTTGAACTAAGCGAATTGATAAGAGACTATTTAGAGATAGAGTTTGATGGACAATATACAGGACAAAATGTTTGGGTAAATGTAATAGCTACCGCAGTAGGAGGTACTGGTGGCACTGTAATAGAGCCAGATATTGCAAATGGTTTTTGT